ATTTAGTTTAATTCCAATGGCAGCGCAAGCAATAATGACTAAATTACAATTACAAACTATTGAAGCATCTACATTTGCTCAAGGTGGTTTGCTAAATAAATATGCGCAGGGCGGAGAACTTTCAAATGGTGGTGTTTTCACTGGCGCTAGTCATAAAAACGGCGGTATAAAATTCCATACTGGCGGAAGATTAATGGAAGCCGAAGGTGGCGAAGCAATCATAAATAAAGAAAGTACGGCAATGTTTAGAAATGAATTGTCAGCAATTAATCAAGCTGGTGGTGGTGTAAAATTTGCAGATGGTGGACTAACAAGAGGACTAGACGGAGTTGTGCAAACACAATTGCAAAGTAGTATGTCAGACGAAGATGTTAGTAGAATTTCACAAGCTTTAAGCACGCAAGAAATTATTGTTACTGAGCAATCAATTAGTAGTACACAACGTCAAGTTAATGTGCTAGAACAAAGAATGAGTTTTTAATTAATAAAAGAAAAAAAAATGTGGGGATTATTTACAGATAACACAGAGAGAAAACGCAGAATGCAAATATGCTTATCTTGCGAATTTAAAAGTGAAAAATATTTACTTATATTTGATGGCGCAGGATGCAAAATATGCAAATGTCCTTTGTCGTCAATAACTAAAATAAAAGCAAAGCAATGTCCGGAGGGGAAGTGGAAACAATCGTAAAAGAAGCAAATAGCGTTCCGGATATTATAAGAGCAAAAATACATTTTGCATTTAACAAAAACGCACAATATTTTAGTAAGTACAACAAACATAGCAACAAGGAAATACATAAATTGTTTGTTCATTATAATAATTTATTTGCTAGTATGGAAAGTTTTTCAATTGAAGAGGAATATTGTGAAGACTGCAGAGATACTGTAGTTAAGTTTTGGAGTTTTATTTTATTTGATATATGGGAAAGAGAAATAATTTAAAAAACGTTTTAAAGTTTTGCGATTTACTAAGCCAAGAATTAACTTTAAGGTTTGGCGATTATCCAACTATTAAAGACATAATATTACACTTATCACAAAACGGAACTATAAAGCCGGTTACGTTAAGAAATTATTTAATTATACAAGATTTTTACAGTAAACTAAAAGACAATAATGGTAAAATGAATATTACTTTTATGGATATAAGTATTGAATATAATTTATCAGAAAGACAAATACAAACAATCATTTATGAGTATCAAAAAAAATTGCAACCGAGAAATAATATTTGTCGTTAAAAAGTTCGTAAGGACAATTAAAAATAATTCTTATACTTGCAATATAAAACACCAAAAAATATGAGAGAAATATTAATCTATGATGTTATTGGAAGCTTTGATTTAACTGCAAAGTCAGTTATTGAGCAACTAAATGACGCAAACGGAAAAGATGTGTTGGTAAGAATTAACAGTGTTGGCGGCGATGTTTTTGAAGGAATGGCAATTTATAATGCTTTAACAAAATATGAAGGAAATGTAAAAGTAGAAATTGAAGGTTTGTCAGCGTCAATGGCAAGTATAATTATGTTAGCTGGTAACGAAATTTCAGCGTCAGAAAATTCTTTGATAATGATACACAATCCTTCGGCTGGTGTTATGGGGGAAAGTAAAGATTTATCTAAAAGAGCCGACTTACTTGATAAAATGAAAAGTCAAATGGTAAATATTTACAAAGGCAAAAGCAATTTGTCAGATGCCGAAATAGTTACAATGATGGACGAAGAAACTTGGTTTACAAGTGAGGAAGCAAAAAACGTTGGATTAATTGATAATGTTACAGAAGCAATCAAAATTGCTGCGCATTATGATTTGGGAACTATAACAAATAATGTTCCGGAATGGGTCAATGAAAAATATACTAATAATAACAATAACGAAATGGAAGAAATAAAAAATATGTTAAATGATTTAAAAAGTACAGTTGCATCTTTTGTAACTACACACAAAGAAAATCAAACGGAAGAAGTAAATATAAAAATAACAGACGAAGATAGCATAACCGCACAAATCGTTGAATTTTCAGAAGCATTAGGAACAATGGAAACTGTAAATGAAGACTTAGCAAGTGCAAAAGCAACTATCGTAGAAATGGAGGAAACTATTGCAACAATGCAAGATGACAAATCGGCGCTTGAAGCTGAAATTGCAAAGCATAATGCAACTCCAAGTAAAGTTGAAGAGACTGCAGACCCAGTTGTAACAACTCCAGTAGCAAATGAAGATAATGTTTGGGGAGATGCTGCAACAGAAATTATGGACGATGCAGTTTTTAACTTTAAAAAATAATAATCAATAAATAAAAAAATAAAAAAATGGCGAATTTAATTACAAGTTCATTATCGTATTCAAAAGAAGACGCACAAAAATATTTCTTACAACCATTATTCGTTCAGAATAGTGCAATGGATTATTTTGAAATAATGACAAACGTTAAGTCTTCACAGAAGCTTGACAAATTTTCAACACTAGACAAAATAACTGTTGCGGAAGCGGCTGGATTTGCTGGACAAACTGGTGTTACATATACACAAAGAAGTGTAAGTGTTGCAAGAATGGAAGCAGAAGTTGAACAAGCTGGTGGTGCTTTCTTTAACACAATCAAAGGAGAATTATTAAAATTAGGATTAAACAAAGACGATGTAACTGGAACTATTATTCAGTCAATCATTGCTGACATTATGCTAAGAGGAGTAAAAAGAGATTTAGAAAGACAATTATGGTTTTCTGATAGTTCAAACGCTGCAGTAGCTTATGCAGATTATAACTCTTATGATGGTATATTTAAGCAATTAGCTGGTCTTCCTGCAGCACAAAAGTTAGACATTGCAACTGGTACTGGAACAAACTCAATGAATGCTGCGAATGCTGCAAGAGACACATTCCAAGCAATGCTTGAAGCAATGCCAAACGAAGGTATGGAAAACAGAGCTGACTTAGTATTTTTCTGTACTCGTTCAATGGCTGATAACTACAGAGCAACATTAAGAACTGGAAACCAAGAACTAGCTTATTTAAGCGGAGTAAACGGAACACCATCTTTAGCTTATCAAGGCATTCCAGTTGTTGAAATGGCACAATGGGACACGCATATTGCTGCAGACAGTAATGTTGCAACTCCATTAGTAGCGCCATCTTTAAACACGGCTGCAGATAAATTTGACGGACACATTTGCGTATTGACAGTTAAAAATAACATTGTTATTGCAACTGATTACAATGCAGTGAGTGGTGCTGACGTATGGTACAATAAAGACCTAAAAGTAAACAGATTTAGATTTGAGTATGTTATTGGAACGAATTTCAAAAACACTGAATTAACTGTAACGGCTGACAGTCATACTAACTAGAATTGTTTAACTAATAAAAAAATAAAAAAATGGGAAATTTATCAAAAGGTCATATCATTGGTTGTAGCGACAGAAACCGAAGAGGTGGTTTGAAAGCAATTTACTTAGGGGAAGTTACTGGTGTTTCTTCGGTAACGGCTGCAGCACCGCATAGCTATTCGTCTATCGGTGGTTTTACAACTGGACAAACAGTTGCGTTAATGTATAAGTTTGAGTTTGAAAGAGAAACTGCATATTATACTGCTAATGCAACAAGAGAAAACGGCTCTACAATTGTTGAAACTGAATTAGGTTTTTCAGTTCCAAAAGTAACTGAGGAAATTCAAGCAAGACTTGAAGAACTAAAAAACAGTTGTGGATTATTTGCAATCGTTGAGACTTTTGCAGATGACGGATTAGCATCTCCAACAACTTATAAATTTGTATTAGGTTACGACGAAATATTTTCGCCGGAAAGCTTTTTAGAATTTGCAAGTGGGGAACAAAACTCCGGAACTGGATTACAAGATGCTAATGAAACAGTTGTAAAATTAACTGGTTTTATGGGCGAATATCCAAGAGAATACACTGGAACTATTACGCTTGAAACTGCGGCGGATAATTCTTTTATATTATCATAAGGGAGTAAAAAAATAGTGTTTGTATTTTAAGGGGAGGGTGCTAGGCGAGACCTATTACTCTCCCTTTTTTTCTATAGATTATGAGTTGTAATTGCGGCAAGAATAAAAGTAAATTAAATAAATTAAAAAATATTATGAAAAAAAATGTAACTTACCGACTTGTAAGTAGTTTAAAAAACGCTACTTATATTCGTTTCAATAATGATAAATATTACGTTGATGTAATAACGCAAGAACAAATGTGTTCATTACATAGAAACGGATTTGAAGGAGTTGAAGAAATAGAAAACAAACCAACATACACTAATGACAAAAAGAAAAGCGGCAAAAAGAAAAAATAGTATTTCCGGTGGCGTAAAGTTCAAAGTAATGAACTTTGTAACTAAAACAGATTTTTCTGAGGAAAAAGAATTAGCAAATTTAAGTTACGACTACATTCCATTTGGAGACAAAGTAAAAAATGATTTACCGCAACATCTTGCAATGTTACGTCGTAAGTCATCAACGCATCGTTCAATCTTAGAACAAAAAGTTGCGTTTTCTTTAGGTTGTGGTTATATGACCGAAGACGAAAGTATTTTAGAATATTTTAAAAGCGTAAATAATAAAGGCGAAAACTTTACTGATGTTTGGTATAAAATATTATCTGACAATTATACTTTTGCAAATTCATATGTTGAGGTCGTAACCTATGAAGGCGGTATAAATTTATTTCACATAGACGCAACAAAAGTCAGAAAATCAAAAGATACTGACAGTATTATAATACATCACGACTGGACAAATTATAATCACACAAGAGACAAAGCAATTGTTCTGCCAATGTATCCGGATTTTGTAAGAGACAAAGGTGTTAAAAGAAGCGCTTTGCATTTAAAAAAATATGAGCCGGAATTTACTCATTATGGTTTGCCATCTTATATTTCTGTTTTAGAAGCTATTTCTGTTGATTATGAGATTTCACGCTGGAACAATTCAAAGTTTAAAAATCACTTTCAGCCGTCTGCAATTGTTGAAATCAATGGCGATATGTCTGACGACGAAGCTGAAAATTTAATTGAGGAAGCTAAATCTAAATTCACTGGCGAAGGTAACAACGGCAAAATTTTATTTATGGTAAAAAATGGCGACAGTTCTCCAGCTACAGTAACTCCAATTGGAGACAATACAGAAGGAAACTTTTTAGACTTACAAGAAACAACAAATCAAAATATTATAACGGCGCATAGATGGCAACCAGCATTGTCCGGAATTGTGTCGGCTGGTAAATTAAATAATACCGGAAACGAAATTAGAATTGCATATGAAATGGTTATGACAACTGTCGTAAAAAATACAGTTAATCGTTTAATGCAACCAATAAAAAAAGTTTTAACAGATGCTGGATTTGGTGCGCAAGATTTAGAAGTTAAATATGAGCCGCCAATTTCATTTTTCTCTGATGTAAACATTGCAGAAGTTTTAGAGATAAACGAAATGAGAGAGATTATTGGTTATGAAGCAAAACCGGATTACGATAAGCTAACAAATCAAAAGGAAGAGGAAGACGCAGAAGTTGAGGATGGTTTTCACAAAATGCCGGATGGTAGTATAATGGCAGACGAAGATATGAAAAAAGAAGATTATTAATGACTTGGGTAGAGACTATAAATATTAATATGGAAACATATAATGACTATCCGCAGTCAGCAACTAATAATGCAAAGAGGGCTTTAAAATGGGTTGAGGAAAACGGATGGGGAAATTGTGGAACTCCAACTGGAAAAAAAAGAGCATCGCAAATCGCAACGAGAACTCCTTTGAGTAGAGACACAATTGCAAGAGTTGCAAGCTTTAAAAGGCATCAACAACACAAAGACGTTCCATACGACGAAGGTTGTGGAGGTCTAATGTGGGATTGCTGGGGAGGAACATCAATGATAAATTGGGCTATCACAAAATTAAAACAAATAGATAAAAAATAAAAAAAAATAAGAAATGGCAACAACAGTAACGGCAGCAACATTAACAAGCACAATAACAGAAGTAATCACTTTAAATGGTCAAGCACACGGCAACACAAATATTCAAGAGGTTGCAAGTCAAGGCGAAGCATCTTCAAGAATTATGTCAGTAGCTACGGCAGACACAATTTTAATGAATTTTGGCACGGCAGATAGCGCAGGAACTATTGTCGGAGACGATATGAAATATATAAGAATAACAAATTTGGACGACACTAATTTTGTTACATTATCATACTACAATGGCGCAGCGTCTTATTTCAAAATTAAATTACAAGCTGGCGAAAGTCATCTTTTTATGAATAATCAAATGGCTATTGGAGACACTGCATTGGCAGATATGACAATGGTAAAAGGTCAAGCGGACACATTAGCTTGCGATATAGAAATTGCTACAATAACATCATAAAAATATGCCTTATAATAATGTAAATGATTTACAATACAATACAACTGGGACTGGTATAATGGAAAACATTGACGATTTTAGTCAAGCCGTTAGTCCAAAACAATTTGATTTAATTAAGCAAGACGTATATAGAAAAGCAACTTTATTTTTGCAAGATATGCTTGAT